ATACCGCGATATTTTGCGAAAATCTCGCGTATCGCTGTACGCAACTGGGGGTAATTGTCCATATACGGATCAGGCTCAGTATCGAGCACCTCATTATCTAGGCGGAACCCCACCTTATTCAGCTTATTGAAGCTATCCAGTGGCAGATCCTCGTCATGGTGACACAACGGGCCACCTAACAGGATCGACCCTCGATCTCGGTCACTATTCCGTACCCATGTATGGGGGTGGAAAGAGGGAGTAGCCAGAGTTTTTGGAATACCCGTATAAGTACAACCCTTGCCGGGTCGTATCGTGATCTTATCTGTCTTATGATTTCGGATCAGGTTAAACAACTCTGTCGTATGCGCCAGCAGAGTGATCAGATCCGCTCCAATCTGGAACGCATCCAACTGATCTTCGTACCCCAGCTGGAACCCTAGATGGGTGCCAATCTTCTGCAGAACCTCTTCGTTACTAGACGTGCACAGCACATCGAACAACGTGTCATAAGTCTGCACAGCAGGAGGGAGCATACGCGCCCTCCGTAATGCTTCAGGATCCGCAAGTTCTGCGGTGCGATACTCCTCTATGAGGGTAATATCGCTCATTTTTGAATCCATAGTGATACTCCTTAGTTAGGATAAATAAACCTACCTAGGTAGGGTGGTTAGGACGCTAGCCCCATGTCATATAACTCCTGCTTACTCAGCATCTTCTTAAATGGTAATGGTTTGAAGTTAGCCTGAGCTAACTCGATAGCCTCAGCCATCTGCTCCTCACTCTTACGAGCGCGTACCAACTCCGGATGTGCTCCGAAATCACTCTCGTACAAGTATGAGTAGATCTTCTCCTTCCCTTCGTTGATGTCATCCGAAGTGCTTCGGATATCCAAGTTAGTCGGGAATTTAATAATAATTCCTACAGGATCAGTAGGTACTCCCTTCTCATCCGTGATCCACACAGCCCAGCTGAACTGCGCTCCCTCGTAGGACGCTACTTCGGGGTATATAAACCAGTCGATCCGAGTCTGAGTAAGTAACTTATGCACCTCTGCTGCATCAGATACCTTAGCCTGACACTCGACAGGGACATAAAAGCCCCAGCGATCCTTAGTGGTCATACCACCTACGTTGTAGATGTCATAAATTACCCCTGATTTAGCAGTTGGTTCTGCCATTGGTACTGCTTCTTCTAATATAGCCATGATGTTTCTCCTATGTGAATAATAAGACTGCATTACAAAATGCAGCTATGAATGCCAGTACTATGTTAGTACCAGCGAGTATGAGATTAGATGCACTACGCTCAGCGCAGAACAACACACCTAACCCACCGAACAGCCCTAAAGCTGTGATTACTGATAACGCTATGATTAGCATCATCTTGATACCACTCTTGCGAGTACTAACAGCATCCTTGCTTGGTGTAACATTAGCTCTCCCACTGACTGATACATTCCCGTTTCAAGTGGGAATCGGGCACGTACATCATGCCGTACCAAGGCTGCATAATCCTCTGCAGACTCTAGATACTTCATCAGCTCCTCCTCGGTATGAAGCTTATTGTAGTTCTTACCTCCAAGCTGGGGTTCCTCGTGAAGGGCATGTAGCTTCTCAGTTACTGTGCCGTCGATTAAATGATTAATTTGAGTACATATTTCTTCTGTTTCTAGCTCTACTATTTGCATGACTTACTCCTAAAGAAAGGGGGGCTTAATGCCCCCCATGTGAATTAGTACTACTTATAAAATACCTCGTATAACTAAGTTATACTTAATACCGTTTTTACGTCGTGCCCAACGGGTACGACGATCCTTTTTGTGGCGTTTAATGCGCCATTGGTTTTTAGTGCACATGTACTCTCTCCTTAGACAGAACCTTTCTGCCTGTGTGTTGTTCAGGGCACCCGTAGTACCCTTTTAATATTTCAGGCTTCGCAACCCATTTCTTGCCACATACACAGCAAAGTGCTTTCTTACCGTTGATTTTCATGGAAATACTCCTTTTTTAAGTGTAGTCATGACTACAGATGACTACAGAACGAAATTGTACAGATATTGTACAATTGAGAATTGACTACAGATGGTTCACAAGGTTGTGTCTGTAGTCGTGGAAAACCCTTAGAAATCAACGTGTTAGATGACTACAGATGCATTACAGATTATTGACTGTTCTGTAGTCGTGTAAGTCATTGATTCACAAGGGGTAAATGCCTAAACTACAGGTGACTACAGATTATCTATTCTACTTAATACTAAAATAAGTACTCCTTTTAGCTGTTTATAGCTAAAAAGCCCCATATACGTATAAAATGTATATGTATGTATAGGGAAGTGGGAACGACATGTAGCCAGCCTTGATTTAGGCTGTTTTAGCCATGTTTCTCCTTTAAAAACATGGGGTTAGGTGACTACAGATGGAGAATGCTGTTCTGTAGTCAAGTTGGAGAGGGCAGAGAGGCAAAGATAGCCTCGTGAAACACGGATGAAACACGGATGAAACACCCGTGAAACACCTATGAAACACAAAACTCTTACTTATTCGAAGTCAACTACAACACCTCCATTAGCGAGATGTACTTCAAATCGCTCTATGCGATCCCAAGTTGCTTCCTGGGAGTTCCTGCATACAACCAAGTTGACTGCTTTATGGCTAATACTTTGTGGAGACATCTCCACTAGCTCTGCATCAACGAGCTCCATCTCGTTGATGTCCTCCTCTAGCTCCCGCATCAGAGTCAGCTGCATCTCCGCAACTGACATGTTAGCCACTAGGTCAGCAGCTATACGTTTTATAGTTAAGTCTCTATTCATTTGTCTTACTCCTATAATGATGAGCACATCCTTGTGCTCTTGGTTATGGTTAAAGGCTACTTCTTAGTGGGATCCTTCCACTCAGGTAGCTTGGACTTGGCTAACTTAGCCAAGTCATCCTTCTGTTCCTTAGTTAACTGCGAGTACTCAACAGCTCCCCAAGTAACTATAGGAATGAACAATCCCGCGAACCCGAAGGTCCGCAGCATTAGATTGATTAACCATACTAAGATGGTTAACCCAAGAATCATGGCTGCGAAACCAGCGATGACTCTCATGATGGGAAGTAGTACTTTCATAGTTGTTTCTCCTAATTGAGAATTGAAAAACCCGATTCCAAAAGTAGAATCGGGGAGACGGGGTGTTGAATAGTCAACATCCACATATCAACCCACACGCCTATTACCCAGATTTTTCTAAATTTTTTTTCGCATACGCGGAACCTATTGATTTTTCAGAGAATATAAGCTATGCTTATGCCCAAAATACCTTGGAAAATACATGTCCATTACTGCAGGCGATGTTGCATATCTACAATCCTGTTACCCTCGGGCAGCAATCACACCTCTGACGGCTCAGCAAGAGCAGTTTGTCCTCTATATTTTGCGTGGAATGGCCCCTACTCAGGCAGCTAGAGGGGCGGGGTATAAGAGTGCCTCATCTACAGCAGCCCAGTTAATGCAGATGGACAAAATTCAGGCGGTGCTAGCACACCTGCGGAGTGAGGAGCTGGATAACATAAAGGTGACTCGCGATCAATTGACGTTGATGTTGTTCGAAGCGCATCGAAAGTCCGCTACGGCTACAGAAGAGATAACGGCGGTGAGAGAGTTGGGTAAGATGCACGGACTCTATGAGCCAGATAAGGTGCAGACACAGAATTTACACCTGCATAAGGTGGAACAGCTGGAGCGAATGGACGAAGATGAGTTGGTTAAGTTGGCTGGAGCGGATGCCTTCCACCTACCACCTCCACAGAAAGCGTTGACCCCTCCCTATGTTGAGATTGCAAATGACAATACCGACGAAACTCTGTAAGAAGTGTAAAACTGAGCAGAAAGAGACCCTCATGCGTGAGGGTATCTGCGTATTTTGCGCTCAGAAGAAATCGACGGACATCACACAGCTCCATATTAAGAATAAGATAGCGAATCCCGAGCAGGCAGAGAAGATAAGGGCGGAAGCGCAGAATAAAGCGCGGGATCAGGTGCGACGAGTCGCCCAGCGACAAGCAGTGGCTACTGAAAAGAAGCGATTGGACAAAAAAGCGGCGGTTACGGCCCCGGCTAACAAGCAGGAGCTGGCTAAGCAGGAATTAGCACGACGAGAGCTCAGCAAACGACGGTTATTGCCGTTCGTACAACGATTTTTCCCAGAATATCAGGCGGGTTGGGTGCATAAAGACATATGCGGGCGGCTTGAGAAGTTCTCAGAGGCAGTGACGAATAAAGAGTCCCCGCGTTTGATGCTATTCATGCCACCACGCCACGGTAAGAGTCTCTTGGCATCAACTTATTTCCCGGCATGGCACATAGGGCGTAATCCGACCCACGAATTCATCGCGTGTTCGTATTCGGGGTCGCTAGCGATGAGCTTCAGTAGGAAAGTGAGGCAGGTGCTACGGGAAAAGGCGTACCAGACGGTTTTCAAAGAAGCGCGGTTGGATAAGGACAGTCAGTCGGCGGAAGCATGGCTCACCGATAAGGGCGGCGGTTATGTTGCGGCGGGTGTCGGCGGTGCGATCACGGGTAAAGGTGCTCACGTACTGGTGATCGACGATCCGGTCAAAAACAGAGAAGATGCGGAGTCGGAAACGGGTCGGCAGTCGGTTAAGGATTGGTACACATCCACAGCGTACACACGGTTAGCCCCCGGCGGAGGGGTGCTGGTGATACTAACGCGGTGGCACGATGACGATTTAGCTGGATGGCTGCTCGAGCAGCAGGAGTCTGGCGACCAGTGGGAGGTGATCAAATATCCAGCGATAGCGGAGATCGACGAGCCGCATCGTGAGAAAGGCACACCATTGCATGCCGCTCGGTATGACTTAGAGTCCCTCAGGCGTATCCGCGCAGCGGTAGGCCCGCGCGATTGGTCGGCGCTGTACCAGCAGAATCCGGTCGCAGACGAGGGTGAGTACTTCACCCGCTCGATGATACGATATTACACCGAAGAACCGCCGCGTAATGAGATGAAAATTTACGCGGCGTGGGACTTGGCGATTGGTCAGCGCGAGGCGAACGATTACACCGTTGGGTTGGTCATGGGGGTGAGTCCAGACGATAAGCTGTACTTATTGCACGTTGAGCGTGGACGGTGGAACGGGCACGACATCGTAGAGAAGATGCTCGACGTGTACGAAGCATGGCGACCAGACATCATCGGGGTGGAGAAAGGGCACATCGAGATGGCTATCGGGCCGTTCCTCGAGAAGCGTATGCGCGAACGTAACTTATTCGAAGCTTACTTTAAGGATCTGAGACCGGGTAAGCGGGACAAGATGGTACGCGCCCGCGCGATTCAGGGTCGAATGCAGCAGGGTATGGTGCTATTCCCCAAGAATTCTGAGTTTACCGTACCGCTAATAAACGAGTTGCTCCGTTTTCCAAACGGGGTGCACGACGATCAGGTTGATGCGCTAGCGTGGATCGGTCTGATGATGGCAGAGTTCAGTGTGTACAGAGCCCCAGTGGAAAAACCACCACCAAGCTGGCGTGACAAACTAATAGCGTTCGGAAAGGGTAAGAAGAACGCGATGACAGCTTAGGAGTAGAGATGACGAAAGAGGATAGGATGAACGCCCTAGAGGAAGAGCGAGCTCAAGGGGGCGGGCTAGCTGCTAAGATGCAGTCAGACCGAACCCGAAAATCGAAGGCGTGGAATGAGGGAGCCCAGTGGTTTTCAGACGCAATACATACAGACTCCCAGGATACTCATAGGGCAGATGATGCCGAGATTGTGGAGCGTCTTAAAGGATTGGGGTTCCCCGCTGATCGTACCGCAACTGTCTACCCCTCTTCTGGGCTCGCCAACCGTTCCAGTGATTTTAACGATCTGAAAGGCCGTATGGGCGCAGCTAACAGGAAAAATACTCTAGAAGCTGCGGGATATCCCAATTGGTTAGCCCAAGCACAGTCTAATATTGAAGCAACGGGTTACCAAGCAGGAAGCTGGGTGTTGAACAATTTGACAGGGGAACCCGAACATTACACAGAAGCTCTCGCAGACTTGCAAGCCAACTTGCGAGGTATACGGGACGATCCAGAGGGGGTCCAGTCAGTCGATGATATATTTAATCAGTACGCTGATCGAACAACTCCCAAAGCTGTAGAGCGGGCGAGATTAAATGAGCGCCTACAGAATATCCAAGATAAATACCCCCTATTCAAAAATAGAATGGGCACCCCCGTACGTGTGGAATACCAGAACCCTAAATTCCCAGCTAGAGGCGGTGCAGCCGAAACGTACCCACCTAATGAACATGACGCTGAAGGTAATCTAGTAAATGACAGCGACCAATGGACTATAGGTATAGACAACCTTGATGACCCCCGGACCAAAGGTAATCTAGATAATTTAATACTGGGGGAGTTATTACATACCATCAAAGGACAGGACTACTATGCAGGACGTGAATGGGATCGCATGGCTAAGAATGTGATGGATATGCGAGACCCGGAACAGCTGAAATTAGACGACACTGCATACGATAAAACCATAGCAGAACATTACGGCGGCGATCCTTCTCGGTATTCAAAAGACCAGTGGGAGAGTGCCCATAGACGCGATGCCTATGTGCGTTCTGTTTTGGCTCCCGATAATAATGCAGAGCGGTGGACAAATGCTGAGCAGGAAGGATATATAAAAAATCATATGGAACCCTTCTTATACGACCCCAGCATACGTATGCTAGGGGCAGTTAAAGGAGATAGTTTTTCTGAGAAGGCGCAATCCGTTTTCCACCCTATGAATAGCATGGCGGATGACCCAAGGTTTCTTTCAGAAGTGGCGCAAGAGCGTACGCTCACCGGAGACCAGCAAGACCTAATGCGTAAGTATTTCGCGAAGCAACCCCAAGCTGCGAAAGACAAACGTGGATTAGCTAGAGAATTTTTAGCATTTTAATATAGGACAACGACAATGGCTACAGAGAATAATTGCGCTTGCGTAGACTGCAGATACAACGATGATCAGGTATGTGGTGCTCCTGCTATCGAATTAACCTACGGACAGGACGGAAAGTCCTGCGAGTGTACGACGTATGAACCCGTAGAACAACAGCGGGGTTCTGTACCGCCCGGACTAGGCGCTCCTAGAGGATATTAGGATGACTAAAAATAAACGGGTTCTGAAAAACGAGAAAGAACGTCTGCTAGCTGACGAACAATGGCGACGTTACGTACGTGCCAGAGACTCAGGGCATACTGAATATGTAACTATGGCGAAGAAATGTGATTCCTTCTACCGTGGCGAACAGTGGGATGAACGCGATGTCGCTAAGTTAAACGCAGAAGGCCGCCCGACTCTCACTATAAATACCGTGCTGTCTACGGTTAATACCGTCCTAGGCGAGCAAGCGAATAAGCGCGGTGACGTACGATTTCTCCCTAAGCGTGATGCCACACAGGATGTCGCAGAGATTCTAAACAAACTGTTCATTCAGATTGGTGACAATAACCAGCTAGACTGGCTGGAGTCACAGGTCTTCGCCGATGGTATTATTCAAGAACGTGGGTATTTCGATGTAAGAGTGGATTTCAGTGACCATATCGAAGGGGAGATTCGGATAGAATCCAAAGATCCGCTAGATATCATCATAGATCCTGATGCTAAGAACTATGATCCGAAGACTTGGAATGAGTTCTTTGAATCCCGTTGGCTGTCCCTAGAAGAAATTGAGATTATGTACGGGCAGGATAAAGCCGACCGACTTCGTAATATAGGCGCTAACGGACAGCGCTATAGCCACGATAGTATGGAAATCCGCGATAATCGTTTCGGAGAAACCCTAGATGGTTATGGATATGAATCTTCACCTGACCCCGATGAGAAAGCTAGTGTAAAATCCATACGGGTTATTGAACGGCAGTATCGTAAGAACTCGATGACTTCTTTCTTCGTCGATAACGAGACCGGGGATATGCGGATGGTCCCTGATAACTGGTCAGACCAGCGGGCGAAATTACTTGCAGGGCAGGCTAATCTATCAATTATTAAGAAGCAGGCCCCGCGTGTACGTTGGACGGTGACTGCGGATAAAGTTGTACTTCATGATGACTGGAGTATATACAACGATTTTACCATTATACCGTTCTTCCCATACTTCCGTAGAGGTAAGCCGTTTGGAATTGTACGTAACCTAATCAGCCCCCAAGAGCAGCTCAACAAGATCAGTTCCCAAGAGCTGCATATTGTGAACACCACCGCTAATAGTGGTTGGGTAGTTGAAGGGGGTTCGCTTTCAAATATGACGGAAGATGAATTGGAGGAGCGCGGCGCTGAAACGGGGCTAATCATAACCTATAACCGTGGCTCTACGCCTCCTGTGAAGATTCAGCCTAATCAGATCCCAACAGGTCTGGATCGGATTGGCATGAAAGCTGCTAATAACATTAAGGAGATATCTGGAGTATCGGACTCATTGATGGGTTTCGATTCTGCTGAGGTCTCTGGCGTAGCAATACAAGCCAAGCAAGCTCGCGGGCAGGTACAGATCCAAGTACCCCTGGATAATCTGTCTAGGACAAGGCACATTATGGCGCTCAAGGTTCTCGATTTGCTGCAGTCGTTCTACACGGAGCAACGGGTGATACAGATAACGGATTTCCAAAATCCAGATCAGTCCAGAACGCCTATGACTATCAATGAGGAGACCGCGACAGGAGAGGTCATCAACAATATTACATTAGGTGAGTATGATGTAGCTATTACCACAGCGCCGTCTAGGGATACCTTCAACGATTCTCAGTTTGCAGAAGCCATTAGTCTGCGTACTGCAGGCGTTCAAGTGCCTGATGATGCGATCATCGAATATAGTCATTTAGCTCAGAAAGACGAGTTGGCTAAACGAGTACGCGAAATGATGGGTCAAGGCGAGCCTACTGAAGAAGAGATGCAAATGCAGCAGATGGTACAGCAATTAGAGATCAAACAGCTCCAAGCTACCGTAGGTAATCTGGAAGCTGATATAATGCATAAACAAACTCAAGCACAACTTAACCAAGCTAAAGCACAAGACATTATTATTGATGATCAATTCGATGTTCAGAAACTCCAAGCTGATATGACATCTAACCGTGAGAGCCTCATGCTAGATGTTCAGAAAATGCAGTTAGATCTTGTATCTAAACGCGAAGAGCTAATGACCAAACTAGAAATCGCTAAGATCGCAGCACGATCGCATACGCAACATAGCACCCACTAACCACCATAGGAAATATCATGGCACGAGCAGCAGTAGTAGAAGACCAACCCGAAACTAAAGTAGAACCCGAGCAGGAGCAGGAGACTGAGGTAGTCGAAGATCGAGGCGACAAGATTGACGCTCCAGAACCCGAACCTGAAGTCGTAGCCGAAAAAGTCGAAGAACCAGAGGTTGTAGCTGAAGAGCCCGCCCCTGTGAAAGAGACTAAAACGGAAGATATTCAGATTCCTAAGCAACGCCTTGATGCCGAGATTGCCCGTCGTAAACAACTGGAGGAAACACTCCAACGTATGCAACAGCAAACAAAGCAAGAAGAGATTAAAGCTCCCGAATACGATTATGAAAGCAAAGAGAAAGAGTATCTAAAAGCGATGTGGGCAGGTGAAGAAGATAAAGCCCTAGAGATACGTACTCAAATACGTACTGCAGAAGCAGCACAGCATAAGTTTACTGCTGAGCAATTAGCCGTATCCTCTACAACTCAAGCTGAGAGTAATGTCCGTTTTAACCAAACGGTATCCCAGATAACCTCAGAGAATCCAGTCTATAATCCTGAAAGCGATACGTATAACAAAACGGTCACTGATTATACTTTGGGACTTCGTGATAAGTTTATGGCAGCAGGGGATGATCCATCAATGGCACTGCAAGAGGCATATACGATAACTAAAGCTCAATATCCTGAGTTATTTGCCCCCGCATCTACATTAGCTAGTAGTACTCCACCGCCTGCAGTCAAGAATACTGACATTAAGCAGAAGGTAGCGGCAGCTAATAAACAACCCCCTGCACTAGGCGGTGATGGAGGTACATCTCGCGGAGAAACTGTTCTAGATCTGGATGCTCTATCTCAAGAAGTT